CATCATTGTCTGCCATATCCCATAAAAGTGTATAGAAGTTCTGTAATATCTGATATGATGGAACTACCTGTTTTAGAGGCCCTTTCTTTGATTTCTTAATTGTCAAGTAGTCTCTAGGTGGTTCAATACCATTTGTCTCGTTAGAAACGACACTAGAGGACTCTGAGGGCATCTGTGCAGACAATGTACTATGTCTTAGTCCATGCATCTTTATATTCTCTCTAAGACCTTCCCAGTCTTCATTTAATTCATTAGGTGTAATCTCATCAACATCTTTCTTATAAGTATCGATAGGTAATATACCTTCTGCATATTTTGTTCTATCAAACCAGTCACATGCACCCTTTTCAAATGCAAGTTTGTTAGATGCATCTAGTAAACAGTATTGAAATCTTTCTGTTAACTCATGCACTAATTTATGTGCTTCTGGGTCACCATACTTTACCTTGTTCTTTGCAAGATAATGTGCAAGACCGATATATCCTATACCAAGACTTCTTCTTGCTTTGGTAGATACCTCTGCAGCTCTTACTGGATATCTTTGATAATCAATTAGTTCATCTAATCCACGAACTGCAATGTCACATAGTTCTGGTAGTTCTTCTAGTTTTATTGAACCTACATTGATTGCAGATAATATACAAAGTGCAATCTCACCATCTTCATCATCTGGATGACTTATAGGTGTTGTAGGTAATGTAATCTCTTGACATAGATTACTCATGTTCACTTTATCTAAAAATGAACTATGACTGTTACTGTGGTCTACATTCATAATGTAGATTCTTCCTGTCTCTGCTCTCTCTTTCAACATATCCATGAAAAGAGTTCTTGCATTTATTTTCTTTTTAGGGATAGAATAAGCTCTCTCGTACTTTTCGTATAGTTCATCAAACTTATCTGTACCAAATGCATCGTACAAATCAGGCACATCGTGAGGAGAAAACAATGTAATGTCCTCATCGTTAATAAATCTCTCATAAAATAATTTAGATAACTGAATCGAATAGTCTAACTTTCTGACTCTATTATCTTCTGTTCCTTTGTTATTTTTGAGGACAATAATGTCTTCAATCTCTTGATGCCAGATTGGGAAGTGGACAGTAGCCGACCCACCCCTAACACCATTTTGTGTACAACATCTGACTGTGGATTCAAATTTCTTGAGGAAAGGTATAACTCCTGTATGCTGTACTTCTCCACCACGAATTTTAGAGTTGATTCCACGAATCCTACCAGCATTAATACCAATTCCAGCCCTCTGTGCAACATACCTACCAATAGCCATGTCACTAGAGAAGATACTTGGAAGAGTATCATCACTGTCGACCAAAACACAACTAGCAAACTGTCGAAGAGGAGTTCTAACCCCCGCCATAACTGGGGTTGGTATGTTGATTTTAAATTGACTAATCGCGTCATAATATTTTTTAACATAATCTAATCTTATCTCCTGTGGGTAATCCTTAAATAGGACTGCACTAATTAAAATATACATAAATTGTGGAGACTCATACAATTGACCAGACGACCTATCTTGTACAAGATACTTATCCACTACCTGTCTGAGACCTGCGTATGCAAACAACATGTCTCGATTATGATTGAGATATGAGTTTAATTTGTCCCATTCTTCATCATCATAATAATTCAATAATTCTTTATCATATACACCATGTTCTATATTTCTTTCTACTATATCTTTTAATGGTGGATATATTTTACTGTCTTTCCATTTGGTGTTAAACACATCTTTACGAATTGCAAACAATAATAATCTTGCAGCTACATATTGATAATTTGGTGTATCCAAAGATATCAAATCAGATGAAGATTTTATTAATGTGTCTTGTATTTCTTGGGTTGTCATTCCATCATAGAACGACAAGTTTGCACTCATTTCTACCTGTGATGCAGATACCCCATTGATACCATCACATGCAGCCTCTACCATTTTATGTATTTTTTCTAGGTTTAACTTTTCTTTTGACCCATCCCTCTTTACGATACTCAATCCATTACCATTCACTATACTCTACTCCAGTTATTAATCGCAAGATTTAATGATAAACCTTGCTGTGTATTCTTTTCTATTATATCTTTGACTTTGATGTTTGCCATCCACATGTCATTGATGTCTTTTTCTTTTATTGTCTCTGGCCAAATACAAACTTTGTAACCTTGGTCACCCATAGACCTCATCTTCTTGATGATTTCTTTGTTCCGAGGTTCATTGTCAAAGATAAGAGTAGAGTTACTCTTACTAATTTCGTTTGTTACCTTGGAGAAGTCTGACCCACCGACTGCAATGCAGTTGGGCAGAAATAGAGAGTCAATTGGCCCTTCAACAACATAAAGAGGTTGGTTGAAATCAACTTTGTCGAGATTAAAAATAAGTGGTTTTTCTTCATCGAATCTTAATGTTAAATATCTTAGTTGTGAATCATTTAATGCTCTACCTGTAACACCTATGAGATTTTTTTGTCTATCATAGAAGGGTAGAACTAGTCTTGGGTCGTTTCCTAAAACTCTCTTATTATACTTATAATTTATCGAACTTAGACTTTGTGAATTCTCAACAAAATAGAAATCTTTCCACCACTTTTCTGGTATCTGTCTTCTGGTCAAGTAATCAACACATAATTGACTATCTTCAGCCTTGGGATACTTTGCAAGTGGATTAGATTTGAACTTTGGTGGTTCAAAAGTCATGTTCTGTTTTGCAACTGGTCTGGTGTCATTTTTCTTACCAAACTTTTCCATGACCCATTGCTTGTATAACATGTCATCGTGGTCTTTGAGAAAGATACCTATATTAGTGGAATGACCACAATTGTGACACTTATATACATAAGTATCTTTATACACAAAGTGATAACCTCGTGCTTTCAATTCATTTTGGGAACTATCTCCACAATAGGGACACGAATGGTTAAGAAGTTTATCATCTTTCCATTTGTAATTCCTAAATCGTGAGGATACCAATTTAAGGTATTTTTTATCAATCCACAAAGACATATATCTATAATACTATAAGTCTGGGATTTGTCAAGGGTATATTCGTTCTCTCTTACGAATATCTAGACATTGGTTTTATGGTTTTTCTATGACTGCAGCCTGTGCTTCTGTGGTAGTTCCATCTGGGTTTTTGATGGTCACATTTCTATAGTAAACTACAACTTCTTGTACTTCTCTAATGTATCTTCGTAGTTCTTGCATGTTATATGACATAAGTTCATAATCACTGACCGACATTGCAACGAATACAACATCTCCAGAGTTCATCTTTTTCATATCATCTAAGAATCTATCTAGATAAGTATAACCTTCTGGCCACTCTGGATTTTCTTTGCCTAGTGAGCAGTCTCTTTTTCCTTCTTCGTTTTTGACACATGGATTAGTTATTTTTGCCTCTGATACCACATAGAACCTTGGTTCTTTCAAATCAATGTTCCTAGGCATTGTAGGTTGTATTATATCAATTTCAATAGGTTTGGATATTACCTCAACCTGTCTAGATGCACAACCACTAATTGTTAGGATTGATATCGCTAGTAGGGTCGTCCAAACTGTCCAATTCTTTGCTATCATTTTCTATACTCTCAAAAACTTCTTTAGTTGCATTGTTTACTCTCTTTTCAATCATTCCTGGCTTTGCAACTGCAAGTTGGTTTAAATTATGTCTCCTAAAAATGTCCAGATAAGAATTCATTTCTTGTTCTATCTGTGCATTCTTTCTCATCATGTTTTGTAAAGACTGTCCTTGTCTTTCATATGATTCTTTCATTGCAGTAATAGTTTGTTTCTGTTCTGCTACTGCAACTGTAAGTGCCATGTTTTCTTGTTTGACACCTTGATAATCTTCCCATAGGAAAAATCCACCGACTCCCATGACAAAGATTACTCCTATCAACATTTGATTCATAGTGGCCAATCCTTAAAATAATCTCTTAATTTATTAGTTGTATTTAGATTGTCTGGTACTTCAACATTAAAGAACTCATTTACTTCCTGTCTTATCAAATAACCATCTACTCCTAATTCACCAAAAGTTGCATCATGGTCAAGTTCTTTTGCTCTAATATCTTTTTTCGATGCAACTGTTCTAGATATCCAATATAATATCTTTTTATTTTCTTCTTCTTTTGTTAACTCATACGACATTATAACTCCCTTATTATATAGTTCAGTCCAGCTGCACTTCTATATTCGACAACTTCATTATCATCGTTTCTAAATTTTAAATGTTTTTCTTTCTGCACTAGAATCTTTTTTGCAACATAAGTCCTATCATCTGCATCACCCCATTCTTTATTGAATGATACAGTAACCTCATATCTTTCTCTGAATAAATTTATGAACCATAACCATGCACATTTAATCCAGTCCCAGACTTTAGTTATTAACTTTTGCACCTGCTCTCCACTGATAACATGACCAATATCTTGCTTTCCATTTAGGGCCTGGATTATCACAATTATGTCTAGCTCTGAATGATGCTCTTCTCTTAGGGTCATCCCTCTTGATTGATAATCCTGTTGTGTCACCGAATGATACTTTGACTACATTACCTTTTTCATTCTTGACATAAACATAAAACTTTTTACTACCACCTCTGATTGGGTCGTTTAATTTTACTTTTTTACCTTGATATTCTGCTTCTGTAATTACATGGTCAAATAAGTTATCACAATCATCACAACAAGAATCAACTTCTTCACCTTTTGCTCTTCGTATCTGGTCTGGAGTTGGAGCCCCTTTGTCTCCTTTCTTTCTCATCTTCTCACCAGAACCAGCTTTGATTCTTGCTTTCTTCTTTCTGATATTATCCCAAAGTCCTTCTTCTAACTCTTCACCCATCTTTAAGAACATTCTGTTTTTAGATTGGTTCTTATCGGATGCAGTCATTCCTACCATTTTTGCAAGTGAGTTGATAAAATTCATACCATCTTTCTGATTTCTTTTATATCTTTTACCCATCTCAGACTTAAGTTTCTTTGTAATTACATCAAGTACTCCAGCAACATCTGTTACTAACTTACCATCTGTCATAAGTTTTGCTTCATTTACAGATGCAAGTGAACCTTTTAACACAACCTTTTTCTTTTCTTTTTCTTTATCTTTTACATGAGGTGGATGTTCTGGTTCATCACCAGCAACAACCATACCTATTTGATTAATCATAGATGTAATTACTGGTGTAGGTAATGTAGATAGTATTTGTATTTGTTGTTTGGTAAGACCTTTTACTTTTTGTAGTTTCTTTTTCCAAGAAGAGATTGCAGTCATATCTTTTTTTGCTTCACTCATTGACTGGCCTGGAGTATCATCCATGTACCTTTTTAAAAGTTCTGGTGTACCTATCTCTCTATATTCTGAATCTTCTTTTTTTCTTTTCTTTTTACGAACAATAGGTTTATCAGTAGAAACTGCAACTCCAGTTGCATTTACTGGTGCATCCTCGAACATGTCTTTGAATCTTTTCATTTAACTATTTCCAATGGTTTACTAAGTTCTTCCCATGAAGTTTCGTAATCTGAATCTCCAAGTGAAAACTTAGAAAGTCCTAACATATCATATTTATGCAAAAGTCTATCTGGAAGTAGTCCAACTTTCTTAAGATTAGGCATAATTCTAGTAAATAGTAGTTCTTGGAACTGAATATTCAGTGCATTTTTAGTAATATATTCATCTGTATATTCAATATCAAATCCCCATTTTTCCCAAACATCATACTGTTTAAATCTATTTCTTAATACTGTACAAGCCTCTAAACAAAAATCTTCTCTTTCTTCTTTCTCTGGAAGAGTTAGTGTTTGCACATAACTTTCTAGATAATTAACACCAAAAGTTACATGTCTTGCTTCGTCTCTAATAACAAGAGTAAGTATTCCTCTGAGAACTGGGTCTGTTGTTGTTTGTTTTATAGTATTGAAGATTGCAAGTGCAAGACCTTCAATAATAATTTGCATTCCTATAAATTTTAAATCCCACCTTTCATCTGTAAGGATTTTATCTAATAATGCTTTTAACTGTGTACCGATAGGAAACATCCTACCAACTCTAGTTTGTATATACTTGTTGAATGCTTCTACATGTCTTGCCTCATCAAAAGTTTGTGAAGCTGCATATAGTTTTGCATTGAATGTAGGTGCGCAACTGGTTAACTGAGATGCAACTAATAATGCACCTTGTTCACCATGTAATAGTTGTGCAAGTGTCCAATTATTTAAATCTTGGACAAATTCTTTTCTTTGTTCTATAGATAAGTGTTTGTAGTCTTTGTGATTTTTCCACTGTTCATTAAAAAACATGAATGCAGTTTCATCTTCATCTGGATTAGGAACATCCCAGTTTATATCTTTTTCTACATTCCATTCTTTTTCCTTACCTAGTTCATATAGTTTTTTGATTCTATCATCTTGAACTGTGTAATCCCAATTGTAAGAACCAGTCAAAGGTGTATTAAATATTTCAATTACATCCTCTGGATTGATTCCCTCGTCTTCCACTGGATAGTTTGCACCACTGAAATGTGCAATATTTTTTGGTGGGTTTTGTACTTTTGTAATTTTCATAAAGCCATTCATTTAACATCATGTCCTGTAATTAACATGGACTGGTCTTGTGTTATGTTGTAGACTCTGTAAATATCTACTCCCATCACATTATCAGTCCTTCCTAACACCTGTACTTGGTCACCTCGTGTACCAATACAGTCCTCTTCGTTCCAAACTGATTGTCTTAATTCATATTCTTTTCCTTTCTGTAAATTATTCATGTTATCATGACCTTCTAATAAGTCAAGTACTAAATCGTTTTCTTTAAGGTATTGATAGAAATGTCTTTCTAGATATTCTCCATCAATGTTGAAATTTTCTTTGAGTAGTGCTAACGATGCAGCGTAAGATGCAAGTCTTGTCCTACCAAATGGTAGTAGTTCAAGAACTCTTTTGAGATTAAATACTAATCTGTGAAGTAGTGTGAATGAGTTTTTTTCTTCTGAGGTTTTGGGTTTTTTTGATTTGATTCTTTTACCATTGTCATCGATGATACCGAACTTGTATGCATCCATCTCTTCCCATTTTCTGGTCATCATTTTAAGAATACGAAATACTATGACTGTATCTACTACACCCATTGCACCTTCTTTTAAATCTACTTGATTCATAGTTCTCTTAAAACTCCTGCTACTTCCATATCAACTGGTATATTAACTTTCCAGTCTTCTTTCACATATTCCATGTAGATTAAACAAGTTTTGAGTACAGGCCAGTATGATTCTTCTATTTTGAATTCTAACATTTTAACTGAGTTATCGAATCCAAAAATATTAAAAATGACAATTAGATGATTGAGAATCAATCGTTCTCTGAGTTCACCATTTTTATAATATCTTCTTAACAGTCGTTTTAGGTATCTAAACCTTCTAAGGTCTTCCATGAACTCTTCCATGGATGTGCATTGAGGGTTATCATAACACTGCATTGCAAACATGGTGAAGTTTTCATCTGTCAACTTCTCAAATAATTTCATAATTTATATCCTAGTTATTACACTAGTATATAGGTGAATTATATGAAAAGTTATTTAATGTCTGCAACGACTTTAAACATTTTGTTAGGAAGTCTTTCATACTCGACATGCATTTTTAAGTCTGGCCCTTTGATGGAAACAAAGTTATCATCTAAATCGTTCCCTTCTTCGTCTTTACCCATTCTACCACCATATTGCGTGATGGGTAAATCCATTGAACCAGAATCCGATACATTTTCGTCCATAACAGTATCAAATTCTATTCCTATTTGTTCTACTTTTCTGTATAACTGTTCTAATGCAGCTTGAACTGTAATGTGTTCTCTGTCTGCAATATCACCTATCCAAGTGTTTAATCTAGACAATACACCAGAATCAGATGCAAACTGATGTAAATCAGCAGTGTCTACACGACCTGTAACATCTTTGTTTAGTCTGTATCCACCATTTGCACCTGTCTCGTATGCCTCATCAATGTATTTCTTGAATGATTTCATAATAATTTCCTATTAAGCAGCTACTGTAATTGTACCAGCTGCAGTTCCGATTGAAGCTGCACTAGTAATTGTTGCGTTACCACCTTCTGCTCTATCAACGATAGTTCCACTGTTTAATGCAAGTGGGTTTGCACCAAAACTTAATACATCACCTGCGTTTGTAGCTGCATTGTTAGCTCCAATTGCAAGAGAGAATGTAAGTTTGTTAGTTGATGAACCACTAGCATATGCAAGTAAATGTGGCCCTCTTCCAGAACCAGAACCTTGGTTACCATTAGTTACTGATAATGTAGGTGTTCCACCAGAAGTGTTAACTGTCACTTTCTCATTGAAAGTCACTGTTGCTGATAAAGTACCACCATCTGATTTGTCAAATGCAGTAGATACCCAATCAATGTTAGTTATATCTGCTTGACCTATAGAAGTTGCAAGTTCTCCGATTGCACAGAGAACCTCTTCTTGATGATTATCAGACTTCTTAAATACCCAACCTCTTGCAGTTGCAAAGGTTAGTTTCTTTTCTGCAGCTGTCAACCACTTTGGTTTGGCTTCATCTGCATCTGAATTACCCCATAAAGACATAATTATCTCCTCATTTATTAGTTCCCTGTATGAGAAACTTTTTGTTTATACTATTGTATTTATAACTTTCAATATCTCAGTTACCGAAATACGCTCTTAATTCTGATTCTTTTTCTACTTCTTCTATGAAATCCATATTGATTTCATCCTCGAATACTACTACTACACCACCTTTTGTTGCAATATATTTATCGTCAATTATCTCAATAGGTGTTGGTTCTGCAATGTTATATTTAGTATGTAAATGAAATGGATATACACATTTTTCATCCTCTTTACCAATTTTAGGTGATTGTAACACTATCTTTGGAAATTTTCTACCTTCAAACCAATCACCTATTTTCTTAGGATTATTTCTAAATGCATCCAAGTATTCATCACCTGTATATGGTATTGGAAATGTATTATTTACATATGGTCTACAATTATTCTCTAAAAAGTATAGTTCACCATCTTCTCCTAACATCTGAGTAATACTACCCTCATATGTACCACCTAACTTTGCAGTCTGGTTGAGATATTCTACAACATTATCTCTCACCTTTTTATCAATATCTGGCTCTAGTTCTTCTATTGTAGTATTTGCATACCACACCTGTGGATTAACATTCCAAACTTGTTTTGCTTTTGATTCGTCACAATGTTCTGAAAATGTAAATGCCCATTCTCCATCTGACATGATATATGATATGTTAGTTTCTAATCCTTTTATAACTTCCTCTAAATAATAAGATTTACTAAATCCACCATACAATTCTTTAACCTTATCATGATACTCTTTTCTCATCATTGTAGATGAAACCCAATCTATCATAGGTTTAATAACATACTCATCTGGTAATTTTTCAGCATTTATATTATGATTATCGTTACCTGTCTGTAATATATTTGGACATTTTATACCACAATGTCTTGCAAACTTATTTGCAAACATTTTTTCTGTTTCTAATTTTACAGCTTCTGGACTACATGTAACTATATCTACTCCCCAATCTTTAGAATGTATCATTTCATTTGCAATTGGATATGTATTAATAACTAAATCTATTTTGTACTTTTCAAGTACTTGTTCAAACCTATCGTAAATAATTTCTGGTAAATTATTATGATATTTTTCATAATCTTTTATATCAACTAAATCAGTTGCCCATATCATATAAGGTATTTCTTCTAGTGCAGTAATTCCAAATGATTTTAGATAGTTTGGTGAGTCGTATTGATTGGTATAGACATTATGTCCAGACTCAACCAGTTTCTTCATGAATTGAAGATTCTGGTGTTCCATCTCAAGGAATAGTATGTTCATTATGTAATTATATATTCGTATTATGAAAGACTTCTTTTTATTGCCCCTACTGTTTTATTGAAAGACATTTTGTTCTTTCCTAGTAGTTTAAGTAGTTGTATTCTCATTTGTGGTTTTACTCTGTCTAATGCCATGTTAATTATCTTTGCATTTTTTTGAGTAACTTTAACTGTTGACCCATCATCAAGTTTAATATCACTACCTGTTCTTAAATCTTCT